TTTCACGCTGAGAAAGCACGACTCACAAAAGCCCAGGCCGACCGGCAAGAAATCGAAGTGCAAAAAGCGCAAGGTGTTTTAGTAGAAGCGGACAAGGTTGTCAAAGCGTGGGTCGATACCATCGTTACAACTCGCAATCGACTCCTGGCAATACCGCAAAAACTATCATACGAAATTAGCGTAACAGACGATCGAGAAGAAATAGAAAAACTGCTGGTTAGTGAAATGCGGTCAGCGCTCACAGCGATGGAAAATTTAGAGGGCCACAGTTATTCGGAAGATGGTGAGACCGACGAAGTAGAAGAGCCTAAAGAAGAATCAAAACCGAAAAAGAAACGCGGGCGGCCAAAAAAGAATGCTTAAAAAAGCGATTGATCTTTTAAAAGAAGCATCCAAATATTGGGCACCGCCGCCAGACTTAACCGTGTCTGAATGGGCAGACACTTATCGACAATTGAGCCGTGAAGCATCCGCCGAACCTGGCAATTGGCGAACAAGCAGAGCGCCATACTTTCGTGAAATCATGAACGCAACGAAAGAAAAGGGCGTGCAGAAAGTTATCGTAAAGTCTTGCAGCCAGGTCGGTAAAGCTCTTAGTTTGGATACCCCAATATTGACAACTCATGGCTTTGAAACGATGGGTAGCATACGGAAGGGTGATGTTGTATTTGATGAGAACGGTAAGCAATGCAACGTTACTTTTGTTAGTAGGGTGATGCTTAATCGTAAACTGTATAACGTAAAGTTTAGTGATGGCTCTGTGATAAAAGCAGATCATGATCACGTTTGGACGGTTAATGTTTTGCGTGGGGAGTCTGAGAATTTAACTACGGGAGACATGATAGAGCGCGGCATTAAATATGGTGCATATAATAGGTTTTCAATACCCACGGTTAAACCTTTGCAAACCGAGCATAAGGATTTACCTATAGACCCTTACACACTAGGCGTATGGTTGGGCGATGGGCATTCTAGGTGCGGCATAATTACAGCCCATTCCGATGACGTAGATTGTTATGTGTCTAACATAACTGACGCTGGGCACGAATGTGATGTTAGATTTTCTGATGAAAGGAACAAAAATATAGCATCGATTCATATCGACGGAAAGGCCTCTATTAAAAATAGAGAAACCTGCATAAGAGGCCATAAAAAATCAGAGGTGGGATTAACAAAGCTAGGTTATTGTGCGGAGTGCGCAAGACAGTACGCCCTGAAACATAAGCATAATGATAACTCAAGGCTCGATGATAGGGCGGAAGATTTAGGAACATTTACGTGGCTCTTGAGATGCAATGACCTGATAAAAAACAAACATGTACCTGACGATTATATGATGGCATCTAATGGTCAGCGGCTTTCGTTACTACAAGGTTTGATGGACACAGATGGGACAATAACAAAAAGTGGGAGGTGTGAGTTTAGCAACAACTCAAAGCACCTATGTGAATCTGTTTATCACCTTCTTGTTAGTCTGGGCTACAAGCCCACGATAAAATCAAAAAGTGTTAAAGGTTATACTGATTACGAGCACTATAGAGTTAGTTTTACGGCTTATTCTGAGTTGCCTGTATTTAGGCTTAGGAGGAAGATAGAGAGGCTTAAGAGTCAAGGTGACCATAATACCAGATGCTCGGAGACGTTCAATAGACGTATTGTCTCAATAACCGAAATTGAAAGCGAGCCAGTCAGGTGTATACAGGTTGATAGTGATAGCCATTTGTTTCTAGCGGGTAGGTCGCTAATACCTACACATAACACGGAATTAATACTTAATTTAATAGGTTATTTTGCACATAACGACCCGAGCCCTATCATGTTGGTACAACCAACTGTTGAAATGGCCGAGGCTTTCAGCAAAGACAGATTGGCACCGGCCATACGCGATAGTGATGTTTTAAAAGAAATATTCCCAGACCCGAAATCAAGGAACGCAGGGAACACGTTAAGGCATAAAAGTTTCCCAGGTGGTCATATATCTTTAATTGGTGCCAACGCGCCCAGCTCGCTAGCTAGTAGGCCGATACGTGTTTTATTGTGCGATGAAATAAACCGCTACCCGATTTCAGCAGGTAGTGAGGGCAATCCGGTCAAGCTAGCCGAGGCGCGCACAAGCACTTTTTATAATAAGTTAATTTGTCTTGTCAGCACGCCAACAACTAAAGGTGAGTGCGAAATATCAAAACACTATGAAGGTTCAAGCCAAGGTAAATACCATTTACTTTGTCCTGAGTGTGACGCGCCCAATTATATAGACCGTAAGATTTTATCATGGCAAAAAGACGAAGACGGCAACATCAAGCAAGTAGATGCCGTGTGCAGGGAATGCGGCGCAATATCGAGCGAGATAAAATGGAAAAAGCGCGAGGGTGTTTATATTCACGCGGACCCACACAATAAAATAAGGGGATTTTGGTTAAACGCTTACGCTTCCACGTTTCGCACTTGGCTTGAGATTGAAAAAGAATTCCAAGTTGCGTGTAAGAATACCGAAGACCTGAAAGTTTTTGTGAATACTGTTCTAGCCGAAGAGTGGGAAGAACGCGGCGAGCAGGTAGGCTTTGAGGACTTGCTAGTCAGGCGGGAATCATACACAGAAGTACCGGAGCAGGCCGCGCTACTGACCGCAGCAATCGACACACAAGACGATAGATTGGAATGTGAAGTCGTGGCGTGGGGCGAAGGTGACGAGTCTTGGCATGTGGACTATCAAGTTTTCTACGGTGACCCAAGCAAGCCTGAGCTGTGGCGTCAAATGGCAAACTTTATAGAGCACAAGCGCTACAAGTCGCAGCTAGGCTATGATTTAGGTGTAACTGCAACGTGCATCGATTTACAAGGCCACCACACGCAAAGAGTATATGAGTTCTGCGACATGATGCGACCTCTCAAGGTTTGGCCCGTTCGTGGTGTAGGTGGTGAGGGTAAGCAGTTAATCAAGAAAGGCAAATCTAAAATAGGTCGAGTCGGTAGAGATATTACAATTTATAACGTTGCGGTAGATCAGGCCAAGCTTTGGGTACACCGCAGACTTAAACAAAAAGAAAGCGGGCCAGGATATTGCCACTTTCCTATGAGCGTTGGCGAAGAGTATTTTAAGGGCTTAACCGCAGAAAAACTAATACAGAGAATGAAGAACGGGCGAATGGTCAGCGAGTGGGTTTTAGGTTCACATAAACGCAATGAGCCATTAGATTTAAGGGTGTATAATTACGCGTGTATAAGGATGCTAAACCCTGTCTATGCGTCTATAATGGCAAACATGAAGCCCGCGCAAAAGTATAACGATTCAACACCGCAAGCCGCCCCGCCGAGAAGGAAGAAAAAACGGCGCGGTGTTTTAAGTAAAGGGATATAGTAAAAATGCCACCAATCAACCCAACCGGTAAAACGTGGGAATTAGTCAACGAAGGCAGCGGCAAAGGTTCCACAGATAATGTCATCGGTGGCACACCGCCAGACCCAAGCGACCCGCTGAGCCTTCCCTTAATAAATGGCTGGGACACTAACGTTTTCAGCGTTGGTGGAGGCTGTAAAATTGCTGACGCTGGCGGCCTGGATTTTGAGAACGTCGAATGTATGCCTATGTGCGCATCGAGCACAAATGGTAATTTTTGGATTGCATCGAGAAAGGGCGCGCCAGGCTATAGTTTCCATGTCGCAGAGTTCCAGATGCCCACATTATCTACTGATCCAGTTGCGGAAAATCTAAACACCGCAACGTTGGTGCGATCATTTTTAGATGTTGAGGGGAAATCAGAAACGGGCGTAAGGTATCCAGACCCTAGTAATAGTTCGTACCCTATAGGGCTTTATGAGTTCGACGGCTCGTTAATAACGATTAATTGTCACGATTACTATAGCGGGTCGGATGACTACGGCGGTTTTCACGATACTGTTTTGATAATAGATGATCTTAACGATTTGGATAACTCTACTGTCTCTGGTTATAAGGATGTGGATTGTAACTGGTTCGGTTTAGGGCGTTTCGGCGAAATACCGGCAGAGTGGCAATCTATACTTGGGCATACTCATTTTTGTGGCGCTTCACCCGTAGCTAGTGTGGACGGTAGGTTTAGCATAGGTCCATCATTTTACGGAATAAACCTCACTGAGTTAAAAAATGCACCTGCCCGCGCAACTGTAGACGCCCCTGGAACTGTTGTCACAGAGCGGTTCTCATCTTATCTGGGGAATGCTAATGGAGTGCATAAAGCTGTAAATCCGGCATACAATATAGGCAGTAATGACGGTACAGATTCTTTTGATGGAAACAATGTCTGGAATAATACTTTCCGTGGGGCTGGTAGTTTTATAATTCCTGGTACGCGGACTTATATGTGGATAGGTGGCTGTCAGGGAGTTGGAACAGATCCAGTATTTGGACAAGAAACTTATATAAAATATGGCGACAGGGTGCAAACTAACCTCGACGGGGAAACAGTAACAACCCCTGGCAAGGGGTACTTCAGCCCCTATACTTATGATTGGCAGCCATATTATCTAATGTTCGATATGGCTGATTTCGTAGACGTTAAAAACGGACTAAAGCAACCCGACAAAGTCGCTCCGTATAGTTGGGGCAGAATACCAGATTCTTATTTTCCCTATATGATAAATAGCAGATTAACAAGGGATGGTATAGGCGCGATATTTAAACGCGCAGGGCCGTCTTCATACGTAGATAGCGCTAATAATAGAATTGTATTGAATCAGCGTAGAGGTTGGTATACCCCCGGAGCATCATTTAATTACAACGATCAGCCGGTGCTATTCACAATAAATTACGACATAAGCGGACTATAAATTATGCCAACTACTGTATATGTAGACGTAACATCAAGCGGAAATAATACCGATGCGGGTGGCTATACTACGCTCAGTCAAGCGTGCACAGATTACTCCGACGCTACCCACGGTAAAGACCTAGTAGCGGCGGATGTATTGCTAGTGTTTCGTGTCCATGATGATTTTGGCGGGTATCTTAACGAAGGCTCGACGGGTGCGAATTTTGGAACAGCAGGATATACGACAGATTCAACACGTTATATTATTGTAGACGCAGCGGCAGGTGATGAATGCACGTTTACCGAATCCAGCGGCGCTAGAATACAAATTACAAGTAAATTTGGTCAAACTCTTGAGACGGTAAATACTACTAAAGTAGAGGTAAAAAACCTTGTTTTAAAAGAAGCCGCAGGTCTTATAACAGGAGGCGAAGGCTCCCATATAGCTCACAAGTTCACGAACTGCATGTGTCTTACTGAAAGGGGTGCAACTGACGATAAAGGGCTTGTAGGCATTCGAAACTTCGCGGGCGAGACAGATAGCGACAAGTTTATAGGGTCTATGGCGGTCAGATTGGGCGGAAACGCAGAGAAAACCTTGATTACAGGTTCATCGAACTTTACGACAACTATTCAGGGGTCTGTTTTTATCGGGGGTTACGTTGATGCGGGCACAAGTTACGGCGCTTTCAACATTAGCGACTCAGTAATCTATAACCCTGGAAACAGTACATTTGTAGATACTTCAAACCCACCCAAATCTATAACAGCAGACAATAACGCGTTTTCTGATGGTGTTGGTGTTGGTACTAATAAGCAATTAAGCATTGGCACAGATCAATTCACGAATTACGCTGGTGGGGATTACACAACCGCAGCCGGTTCGACAATGCAGACAAACGGCATTGGTATAATTCTCAATGTCCCCACAATAACAGTCGATCAAGCTAATTTAACACCAGGCGGGACGATTAGCGGAACATACACTAATTTTGCATCTACACCGACAAGCCCAGCGGTTTTAACTGATTCCAACTCAAATGCTCTTAACGTAACGGTGACAGTCACAGGAACATCAAGCACTGGAACATTCACAGGAACGATGCCGAGCTTGCCAACAACGGGCAATACTTCGAATTTTCTTTTATTTGGGACTGTTAGCGTAGCACTGGATTAATTTAATTATGGCAACAGTTAATAATAGTTTAGTAGCAGCAACTGGATTTGCGTTTGTAACGCTGACAAGCTGGGCGGGTGATGCTGTTTTTCCATCTTTGCCACAAGTCGGTGATCAGATTTATTATCCTGATTCTTTGACCGTTGGAGTTGATGGTCAGGTTAGCGGATCAGATGGTAATTATACGCTAGTCAAAATTAACGCCAGCGGAACAGCGCAGGCGATAACGTATAACATAACTAACCCAGGGCTGCCCGCTGGAACCATCACTATAAGCAACGTTAGTGTTACAGCTACTAGCGCAACAGTTACTTTTAGCTATGACAATACAGATCAAACGGGTTTTGAATATAGACTTGATGCGGGCTCATGGTCGGCCGCAGTATCGCCGCAGGAAATAACAGGTCTAAGCGCTGCAACACAATACGCGCTAGAAGTACGTGCCGTGAATGCAGTCGGCGGGGGAACGGCTGCAAGTCAGAATTTTACTACCGCAGCGCTGACGGGTACATCAACTAACGCACCATTTAGTGCCGGCGCTAATTACACCACAACGACATTAGGCGCTACACCAGCACAAACGTTTTTTGGCTCGTTTGCTATAGCCCCTGTCGAAAATGATCAGATCACAACACTTACCAGTGATGGCACTTTTGATGCTAGCGGTAACTTTTCACAATCCGCAGCGGGTGATTATCTTGTTTACCATACGCGATACGCTACGGGTATTATCGCGGCGGAAACCGTATCAGTAAGTGGAACGGGTGTAACTGATTCAACACCACAGCCAGGTGACACAGTAACATTCACGTTTGGCGGCAA